GAATGTTATACGCTTGGCCAACGCCGAGGTCGTACACATTAATAAGTTCCATACCGTAGATAGACAGATTACCAACAGCTTCGTAAATGTCCTGACGGAACTTATCGGGGCCACCAAGGGTGGCGCCGAGAGTCGTGTTCAGGGGCTCGAAAGCCATGTTACGAATCTGCTCCATGAATTCGGGCGAACCGATCAGGGTAGTAATCGCACGACCAGCGCCAGCGGGGGTACCACCAACCCACGAGCTGTTCACACGACTCATAAGGGTGACGAGGCGGCTGATGTCCTGCGGCTTAACGGTGCCCTGAGTGGCGGAACGGGTGACTTGATAAGTTTCCGTACCACGATTCAGGTAGGTTGACTGAGCGCCGATAGCGCCGAGAACCGCGAACGAATTAGCTTCCTGCTTGACAAGAAACTCCTGCGCCATACGTTGCAGGTACTTGGCAACCACGTCAACACGGGCGGCGCGAACGTAATTGAGCGGGAACGAAACGGCAGATTCAAGAGCGTAGGTGCTGACGGGAAGCTCGGTCACGTCAAAAGCCTGAGAGGTGGCGAGACCACCCGGACGAGACTGCGCCCACACTTTGATGAAGTCAGCCTGTTTGATGTCGAACATCGAATCAAGCGGAATCGTGGCGGGGGTGCCGTAATCGTAGGTCCAAGTCGAGAACAGGTTGCTAATAACGCCCTCAGACTCAATCACTTTCATGATCGGCTGGGTGATGAAAGCGGCGAACGCCTCGCGGGCGGCAATCGCTTTCAGCATGTCCTTATCGGCCATCTGTTTGAGAAGAGCGGAAACCTTCTCGTTCTTTTCGATAGTAATTTTCTTCATTTAAGCTGTCCTTTCTTATTAGGCGTTGAGGGTCAGTTTGATGAGAGCATAACCACCCTGCGCCGAAAACTCATTACTGAGGCCGGTATTGGTAGCGGTCGGGAGGCTGGTAAGGAACTTACCCACAACCTGATTCGGGTTATAAAGCTGGCCGGTGACGCCGAATTTAGCGGTGTTGCTCGGGCTGATAGCCGCAATAAGACCATCGCCAGAAGCGGAAACCACAGCGAGATTGCCCGGCTGTACGCTACCGTTAGCTTGGTCAATATATTTACCCCAAATACCGATGATACCATTGGTGATAATCGGAACGGTTTCGCCAGACACAACCACGCCAAGTTCTTTGGCGCGCTGCGGGAACATCTTGAGTGGCAGACCGTTCGGATCGGTCTCAAGAGTGCTGAGGCGGGTAAAACCAAGGGCGTTAAAAGCAGTGTCGCCTGCAGCGGTCGGCTCGACCTTCATCTTGGTCTCATAACGATTGCTGAACAGGTAAACGCCAGCAGTGTTATAGTTACCACCGACAGCCGTAGACGAGAAACCGTCCGCGTTCTGCGGGTTAGCGGCACCAGTCACGATCTTGACGAGCGTGCCGGCGAGACCCGTGTTAAGGGTCGAATAAAGACTAATAACGTCATGTTCGTTAATGTCTTGGTAGGGGTACAAACGAGAATTAATCGTAGGCATTTATTTTTTCTCCGTTGAGATTATTGTTTAGGATTTACTTGGCTTCGGAAATTGGCTTGCCGTCAATTTTCACAGCGGAGCCAAAAGCTGATTTCATTTGGGCGAAAAGGTCCGCGTCGAAACTGACACCGTTGGGAACAACTGATTGATTAGGGGTTTCTGTGACAGAAGCGATTGCCGCTTTGATTTCCGGTTTTACTTCCGGCTTATCTTCACATTTTCCCTCTTTTTCTTTGTTCTCAGCCGCCTTTTTCGTCTTACTCTTTTCTTTCATAAGAACCCGCGCTTTCTTTTGATAAGCGGCGAATTCCTCGTCAGAACGAATATTTTTAACTTCTGAGGCGATAACGGAATTATCCTCTTCGGTAAGTTCAAACTCACCGTTAAGAGCCTCCATACGCTCATTATAGCTTGCAAGAGCTTGCTGGGCCGCAACTTCCGATTTAATCTGTTCAAGTTCTTGACGCATCTGCGCAAGAGCCTGTTCGGTTTCGGTAGCGCGTTTTTCAGCAGCGGCGCGGGCCTCTTCAGCCTGTTTCACTGCGCTTTCTTTCGCGGCGAGATCGGCCACCCATTTTTCAGCCCCATCTTTAATGGAAGCGACAAAATCGGTGACAGCCGCGCTGGATTCCTGCTTGCGAATTTCTTCCCAAGAGGCGGTTAGCTGTTCAATAGATTCAATCTTCATAAGATTAGTCGTAATATTATTTACACTGATATTTGAGGTGTTTATATTTTTTTCTTTTATTTTTTCATTTTCCTGAGAAATCGTTTGCGCGGCCTCTTTATTGTTTTGTTCAACAATTTCTTTCGCGGTCTCTGTTTGGACTTCTGGTTTAATACAGTTTTCAACCGCAAGAATGCCTTTAACTTCTGCAGCGGGATTTGGGACGATAGAGTAGCCAAGAATAATGGGCTCTACGCCATCAACACCCTGAATTACTCTATATACAGGAAGGCCCTTTTTGTCTTTACCGGGGCCGCCGTTACAACGGAGCAGGCTATTATAGAATTCAAACTCTTGATCTTCCGGCTGAATAAACTTGGCTTCAAATAAATTCTTGCTACCAACCGCGATGGAATATGAATCGAATGCAATTTCCCAGCTTAAAGATAGAACCTCGTCATCTTCGGAATCGCCGCTTTGGTAAATATATTTTGTTACCATTGGCGCGATAGCCTTCCAAAGGACGCCGCCAACCGCCATGTTAAACGGAGTTTTTAATTCTCCAATTTGCTCTTGCGAAATAGGTTCATTTGAACCAAAACAGGTAAAGCCAGTATGTAAAATAGCGCCGACCACGGTTGTTTTGTCGTGGTCCATTGAGATATACTTATTACATGCGGTCCCGTTAATCTTTATAGCGGTATCACTTGTAATACCATCATCATTCTTATTGATTAATCCGCCAACCGCACCGTTTGCACTAAAATATAGAAGGTCCGGCGCTTTTTCGGGATCAACCCCGTTGGGGAAAATACCAGTAAGCGGCGCTAGAGAGGCCGTCGCAATTTTACGTTCCTCTTGAGAGGGCGCGATAATTTTAGCTATACTCTGGAACTCAGAGCGGAAACGGTATTTAGATAAATCCATAGCGACGTTATTTTACGTATTTTACACGAAAAAACGCACTAATTATTATTTTTCCGTTTCTTTATAGATTTCTTTAGAACGCTCAAGAATAACTTCGGAGCGATATATCAAATCGTTCCCATATTGGCGCATCGCTTCGTTTTTATTGGTTCTGCCAAAATATTCTATTTCAGCGCCCAGTGTCTCCATTTTTTTAGACAATTTCTCCGCTTCTTTGAGAAGCCCGTTTAAGCTCCAATCTATCTTTTTAACTTTCTTATTCGGGCTTTTCATGAAGTTTTATCTTTCACAGTTTTGAATGGCGAAGAATCGCGGCCTGCCAATCATCAACTTTGTATTCATTACAAATATCAACGATTTCGCTGGCTATATCATTTGGAATCAAAGGCGGCGCATCGACACTCGCCTTCACCATATCATGCCATTTGCTTCGTGGGTAAATAGTAATGATTGACTTGGTAAGTATATGCGCCACGTTCTTTTGCGCGTCATTCAACTCTTTTACCTTAAACTTTTTCTTTAGTGTCGCTAAAACTTTCTCCTCAACAGCTTCCGTCTCTTTCATACTCTCAATTAGCCCTGTCATAGAGAATTTTGTTTCAGAACCGGATGTAGTCCCGATGGGAGAAATCTTCTTTGTCGTTTGAGGAATTCCGCTCGTACCAGGGGGGCGCCCCCCTTGGCCCGCGCTTTGTTGACCGGGCGTGGCCGGCATATACAAGCCTTTGTCGCGTAACTTTTTAAGTTCCTCTTGGTTTTTAAGCGATTCACCCTCGTCCGGTAGAATACCGGTTTCAATAGCCTTGATGATTTCTTTGGGAGTAAGTACGCCCATCTGACCAAGTTGCGCATAAATGCGGTCAAGAACGGTTTCGTCCTGAAGATTCATTTCTTGGAATCCGACTTCCGGCACAGTGTGGAACCCCATTGTGTCGCAAATCTGTTGAATTTCAGGAATTAAAAATCTTTGCAAAAACTCATTCTGACCTTCCTGTAAACGCTGAATAAAGATTTTCGCCTTAATCTGCGCGTTGGCAAATTTGTCATCGCCCGTCAGAATAGATTGTAATCCCTCACGAATATCTTCATTTACAATCTGATACTTCTCCGGCCCAAGAGCAGAGAGATCGGGTACTTTCCATTCCGCTTTTACAGTCCAATCCGCCACGATAACGCGGGAAACCGAGGGATTAGCCAAAACATTACGGAGATTAACCATGTTGTTTTGATTAAGCCCGTTTCCGCCGTTTTCTTTAGATGGAGATTCGCCCATCGTAACGAGAAGAAGAATCTGCTCGATAAGATTGGACATAAATTTGTCCATCTTTTGAAGGGATAACTTCCATTCGATAAGCGGAAGTACCGGATAAACCATTGGAACTGCTAAAGGCTCGTACCCCTGTTTCTTATAGAACGCAAAACGGAGGCGTTCTGGGTCAAGCGGAATATAAAGGCCAAGTGGGAAAGTCGCCGTCTTCTCGATCTCCATTCTAATTTGTTTTGGTAAATCGGCGAGAACCTGTTTGTCTTGCTCGGTGATAGGATGGCGTAAACGCTCAATTTCATACGTTGAAAGTAAGCGAACATAGGAGTAGGGGGCCGCAATACCCGTCGGCACGAACACGTTTGACGGATTTAAAAGTTCGTAACGAATCGGAATACGATTTTCCTTAGCAGCAAAAGATGTTTGAAAGTTCTTGTAATACGAAGCGCCGAATTTTCCGCTAAACTTATACAAGAACACGTTACCGGAACGATAATACTCGCGGAAAAACTGTTGTTTTAACTTATTAATTTGAGCGGCTTGTAACCATTCCTCAAAAAATGTCTTAACGGTCTGGTTATCGCTCTTTATATAGAGTGGCTGACTGGAAAACTCTACAGCGACTTCGATAGCGTTGCGTACAATAGGCACGCCGTAATAAGCCCTTGAGCACAGGTCGATAGCGTCAGAAATACCAGTATATTCCCTATTACCGTTATAATTCTGCCACGGCAAGGGCATCGCCTTAATATTTTCAAAGGCGTTTAATGCGGTGCCGGGTTGATTCGTTCTTACACCCCTCGAATAAACTCCTACGGGGGCGGTGGCTGCCGTAGATATATGGGTAGCCGCATAGTTAATATCGGGCATTTTAAAGTCCGATTGAGGCGCTGAAACCTCTACATAAGCCGCGCCATCATTCTTGCGGGATTCCCAATATTCTAAATTCCGTTTTGTATATTGTCGCGGCATTGTGATAAAAGTCGTTATACGCTTTTACACAATTTCTCAGCGACTTTTCCATACAAAGTCAGAAATTGTCAGAATTAGTTGACTTTTGAAAAAATCCGGTTTCAATATGTTTCATTTTTAATTGAAACTTGCATTAGGCTGAAACCAAAATTTTCAAAAATCACCACCCCGGCTGGTACGGATCAACAAATTGATATGGAAAATCCGGTATCGCACACTTTTGCTCTACAGTTTTCGACTCAAGATACATTTTAGCGGCCCAGACTCCCAAAAACAAGGCTGAATAACTATCGCGGCGCATACGATTTGGCCCGCTAGAGCGACGAACGTTTTGCGGTAATTTAAATTGCATCGTTCCCAAATCGGTGATGCTAGCCTTAATAGACGCGCATTCCTTCTTTGTCATATCTATCAGGGAGTCCTGATTCTCGATAAGCTGTTTGGGGCTCATGTCCGCGAATTCTGCGCAGGACTCAATTCCAAGACTTTGCACGCTATAAGAATAAGCGGAGGCGGCGGCGCGGTTATTCGCGGCGATTTTACCCGCAAATAAAACGTCTTTTCTATCAAAACATCCCTGTAAATATTCGTTCGCGGCACGCTGCCACGGAGCATTAAACGGCTGTTTCTGAACGATTCGCCCAATCGTCTTATTATAACTTCTTTTAATTAATTCCGGCCATTCCGTGAAATTATCCTTTTTAAAATCAACGTCTAAGTCACAAAGTTCTATTTTAGAACGCTTAAACATTTCTGATTGAACTGAAGCGTTAAGGAACTCTACGTTATCGCCTTGGGAGGCGTCAATCGCGATATAAACAATATTAAACCGAGTGACGAGGTAGTGAAAATACGTAATGTGATCTTTTAAATCCGCGCCCGCCACCGCATAGGTATGAACAACCATTGGAATAACCTTTTTATCGGTTTCCCTCGTCACCAATTTCAAAACGCACATGGCGAAATGGTCGGAGTTATCAGCGCCAGATAAGGCAACGTCAATCGCCAAAATATATTCAAAGCCTTTCTCGCCAACAAGTTCTAGCGTTGGATCATCACCGTCTGGAATAGTACATTCCACCATCTTAGACATTTTAAAAAAGCCGCCACTGTCAGCCGTGAAAATTGCACGATATTCTCGGTCGAAAACAGCTTCGGAAGTGCTTTGGCGAGCTTCTTCGATAGCCTTTGTTTTAACAAGCCCTTCTGGCGCGGCCTCGTAACTCATTCTGGTGACGCAATATGAAGAACCAGACTTGATAATGTCATCTTTCATCTTGTCGTCTGTAATCATACCAACCCAATTACAATAGCGTTTGTAAAGATGCTCGAATTGATATGAGGCAGAGCTTAAGAAAACCACTTTAATGTTTTCCTCAATTTTCGTTCTATCCTCCTCTCTCATTAAGCCTTTCGCAATCTTCTCGCTTTCAAGACGTTCTAACCTACGACGCTCTTTAATATCGTTATTGGCTACTAAGAACGGTTGCAAAACTTCGGCGATAACACCCTCGGGAACATAAGCGAATTCGTCAACAATTAAGGTATCTGCGCGGATAGAGCGGATTTTCGTACCATCGCCAAGGGGTAAACAACGAATTGTCGCTCCGTTCGGAAGTTTTAATTGCCATTCATCCGTGCCGCGTCGAATATCATCTGGAAAACACGCTTTAAGTAGAGGCGCGTTTTTATTCTTGATAAATTTTTCAATCTGTTCAAGAATGCTGCGACTGACGCGGAAGGTTGTTGAAACGATTACTATACGATTGTTTGGGTTGAATAAAGCCCAAAGCATTACGAACAATGAAGTTGTAAAAGTATTGTGACTTATAAAACCATTTGACCAATATTGATTTCCATGCGGGACATTAAAATCAATACAATCGTGGTCGAAAAACGACATCTCTTTAACGGGGGAGAAAAAGAAATTTTCGTTATCTTTTATTAAAATTGGCGCGTTTTTATTTCTTGTACTCGCGTCGTCAGGATTAAATTTTTCGGAAAAATTATTCACATCAAAAACCAAATCCCCGCCGATCCTTTCAGAAAAAACGCCAAAGGTTAATAAAGCTACTTGAACTTGATGCGTAAGACCTTTAAATGTTGCGCGATAGCGAATATAATCTTGAGTTACAGAACTATTATTTTCAAAAAGCCCAATCAAGAAATTCCTTAAAAGAGATTTGTTTTTAAGAAATTTTCTTGGAATATTTTTCGTTTCTATTAAACCAGATGAATACGCGTCGTCCAAATCCTGCTCCGTCGGTTCACCACCCCAATCAGCTTCGTCATTTCCACTGATGCAAACATAGTCTCCAATTTTTATATTGCCATACCTTTTCCACTCCACGTTAAGAGTTTCTGGGTTTAAAACTTTAATTAAATGGCGCGTTGAGCCACTGAGTTCATAACCGTCGCGGGTAACAATTTTTTGGCAATGTTTTCGCGGCTGAACATATATTTTACTTGTTAGCTGCCAACCGCTACCGTTCCAGAGATACGTATCTGGAATATCTACCCACCCCTCTTTTGAGAAATCAATATTGGGAAGGAGATTCGGGAGAGTAATTAACCCATGTTCTTTAGAAAGTAAAATACTAGTATGGTTATAAACTAGAGTTTTACCCAAGCCACGTCCCCATACAGCTAAAGAGAAATTGTTTTGCATCCACCCCTTAATAACAATCTCTTGGAAAGGAAGTAGTTCAATATCTCCCACCATATCCAGCATCATAGCCGGATTATTATACAAAAACTCCGCCAAAGTTGCCCGTGCCTCTTCTTCCGTTAATTCCCCTTGTAAATTAAGGAAATCTTGGGTTGTTCTGGAAACTTTTCTAATGTTGTTATTACCTTGAATCCACATGTCAAGAAAGCGTTAAACGTTTAATATCGTACTCATACTGTAAATCTATATTACGTAAAGAATTTCCAGCGGCCAATAATTTAACAACGGCCTTAGAAGCCTCTTCGCGCCCGTTTACAAAAAGAATTTGAAAATTCTCAAAATCGTGTAGTAAATCACGAATTTGTTTGAAGGTATGCGCTGGAAGAATTTTACTAAATTTGTATTTAGGTAATTCGTTATAATGAAGTGCGTTATCCAACGACTCTTCTACTAACATCACTATGTAATGTCCCAACTCCGCCGCCCGCTCCACTTCACGCCGGAAACGATTATAATTTGAATCATCACCACCCTTACGCTCTATTACGCGGTCGCTCATTGTCCCGATTAGATCGGCTAGGCTTTTACGTTCAATATAAACGCCATCGTCAAATGGATATTTAAGTGCGTAATCACCCGTATTTAATTTCTGTGAAATCGTGGGAACGCCCGGAATATTAAGTGGTTTTTGCTCGCGTGTGTCTTCAATAATTATCGCGCCTTTTGGAAACTCTTTCTCCACCCAAGTCTCATTATATCGAATTTTGTATCCAAAATCGCGGCAAATTGAGTGATAGCCGCCGATAAACTCATAGTAGGGACGATTTGGGCAAATTAAGGAACGTAATTCTGCTTGACTTGGAGGATAAATTAAATTCTTTTCAATCTTCCTTGTTTCCAGCCATTTCAAAGCCCATTCTTTTCCGAGAACAGAATTGTTTTTTATCCAAGTTCTTAAAGATTCTTTTGAAAGAAACTCTGCCGATAAATATTGTTCGGCGGAACGAAAGGGGATTTTCTCTCCAGTTCCCAAATCCTTACGAGGAAAATACTTGGTGTAATACTCTTCCTGTCGGACCTTCAGTTTTCTTAAATGTTTGTGAAGGTCTTCTCGCGTATTAAATTCTTTACCGTCTATAGCGCAGGTTATCATGAAAGAATATTTTCTTTATCCAAGCCGAAAAATTCAGCTTTAAGAGCGTCCATAGAAGACAGTCTTTCAACTTCCTTGCGTAAATCTTCTTTTTTTGTATTCTCGTTTAGTTTGATAATTCTATCACGATCTTCTTTAACGCGCCACGCTTGAACTAGATTATGCAAAGAATTATTTGCGCTAACCTTAGCCATCAACCTTTTAGACCTATCGCCCGCAAGCTTTTGAATAAGCGCGGCCTGTTGCTTCATACTTGCGTTAGCTTTTTCACGCATTGAATTAAGGAGTTCAACTTCGTTCATTTTCAATTCAGAACTATCGCCAGAAGAGAGAACGTCGTTAAGTCTTTCGTCGATTAATTGAATCTGCCTATCAATCTGCATTTCCTTCACCGTCTCTGCGGCTAAAGCGACGTATTGAGTAAATTCCTCACCGAGAAGGTCTGGTTTATCCCACGCCAACATGACAAATTGTGCGATGTACAAATCCCTATCAGTTCGCTTTGAAAACTTATTAGCAGATAAGATGAACAGCGGCTTCCTCATGTAATCCGTCAACGCCTGCAAATTCCGTCTATCGGAAGCGGTTAACTTACTTGGATCGTAAATTGATTTGCCATCTGATTTAGGGTTAATCGCATGTTGATTTACAAGCCCAATAACCACGTTGGAATTTACCGGGGGTTCATACGGGCCATCACACAATTCGTCTTGCCGCGCAAACTCGGGGTCTATTTCCCGCACAAACTTAGCTACCGCACGAGCCCACAAAGAATTACTTCTCGTCTCCGGGTCTTTGGAAAGGATTTTAGCCATTTCCAAGGGCGACGCGCTTAAATAATTCGACTTGATGTATTGCTTATGTTCGTCTTTTAGAATAATTTGGGGGCGTTCCCATGAACTCTTATTATTATTACCGTCTACCGAAGCAATATATTCTTTAACTGCTTTTACGCGCCTATCACGCCGATCTTCAATTGATAAATCCCCAAAAACCTCCCTAGCGATTTCAAGAAGGTCTTTCTTGTAATCTTTATCGACAATGGCTTTTTGGGCCGCTGTAAGAAGTAATGTTGGTTTTGGGGGCGTTGCCATTTTTAATTTACGCTAAATTCTCTTCTTCTATAATCTTTTTTGCAATAATGACTACTTTGTGGCGAAGTCTGTTGAGGGGCTGATACCCCGCATAAGTCTTACCTATTTTTTTCATTTTCCTCTCTTTACCAACTTCCTTTTCAGATTTTCCAAGAATATAGATTTCTGTATAAAGCTCGTAATCACCTTTAGAGAGTTTCTCTTTCATCTTTTGGTGTATGACGTTTATCTTGTCATAATCCACCACGGTATTATCCTGAATCATATCAGCCTCCCTAAAATGATTCTCTAAAGGAAGTGTTTGTTTCACATTAAAATGATGAATCTTTCTTTCTTCCCATGATTTATAGGCTAAACACTCAGAACATTGAATGCCCGAGGGGTTTCTACTACAAGATTCGCCACCGGAATTAAAAACGCAACGCTCTGCTATACATGGCCTTGAAAACTTTCCAAGGTTGTCGCGAAGTTGATTTTTAATCGAATTTGAGATTACGGTATTTAACCAATGTAAAAATGTCTCTGCTTCGGGGCGTTGAACTTTATCTTTTTGCGGATCATACTTCGTTTTGTACTGCTTATCAATACGAATTAAAGTATCCTGCTTAACATCGTCAAAAGATACCGCCGCCAAAGTCCAACCACGACGACGTTTTTCAATTTCCCTACAAATTATGTCGTAACGGTCTTCAAAAGACGGGATTTTATCTTTTGTCATGTTATTCATGTTTTATTTAGAAACGCGACGGGCGGTTTTGCGATTAGACTCGCGGCGGGGGGCTTGTTGACCTACTTGTTCGCGACGTTTTCCACCAATCATTCCTTCAATATATTCATTTTTAACAGAGGAAAGTGGTTTTAAATTAACGTCCCGAACTTCTTCTCCCGCACTA